GCTGGCAGCCGAACGATGAGACGCCGACTGATTTCTGGCGCGCCAATTTTGGCAAAGTCGACGGCGTGCTCTACCAGTGCGATCCCGCGTGGACGGCGGGCATGATGGCGGCGCGCGCGACGGATTGCCTGGATCGTCTCGCGCCTGGCGGGGTGTGGGGCCTCGGTGACAGCGGACGCGGCCATCCGCTCGATTTCACGGTCTGGGAAACGATCGCCACCTGTCAGTTTGGCAACGGCTACGACGGCGATGGCCGATTGGCGACGGAAGACATCGGGAACCTGAAGGGCTATGAGTGCGGCAACGCGCCGGGCCTGATGGTAGCCGCCGGCTACGGCAACGGCGGTCGGCGGCCGGATGGGGCGCGGCTGTGAGGAAATACTTCTCGGCGACCGAACGCGCCCAAAGACGCGCCGCCGCGAATCGCGAATGGCACCGTCCATTCGACGCGCAGCACATGCCGTGGCGCGTCGTCGTCGACGGTGCCCTCGTGGCGCTGTTCGTCGATGAACGCAACGCGCGAGGATTCGCACAAGCGCGCTACGGCGACGACGCGATCGTCGAACGACGGAAGCAGAACTACCGGGTGGGAAAGTCGTCAACCGATGGAACCCGGCTGTGACACTTGCGTTCACGGTCTACGGCGTCGCGAAGCCGAAAGGCAACATGAAGCCGTTCCTCGGCCGCGGGATGAAGTTCCCGATCGTCACCGAGAGCAACCGCAACGTGAAGTCGTGGCAGCAGCTCGTCGCCGAGGGCGCGAGCCGCGCGTTGCACGCGGTGCCGCTCGAGCAGCAGGCGGCCCTCTACGCGAGCCCCGTGCGCCTCACGGTCGGGTTCTACCTGCCGCGGCCGAAGTCGCTCCCGAAGCGCCGCCCCGTGGCGCATTTGACCGCGCCGGATTTGGACAAGCTGACCCGGTGTATCGGCGACGCGCTCAGCCAGGTCGTCTATGCCGATGACGCGCAGGTCGTCGAGGCCGTCGTGGGCAAGTTCTACGCGGCCGTCGGCGAGGCGCCGCATGTCACCGTGCGCGTGGAGACGACGGGCGGCGTGCACCCGGTGGTCGTGCCGCCGGCGCCGCTGCCCTTATTCGCGGAGGCCCTGCCATGACCCCCCTGCAGCAGCAGCACGCGGACCAATTACGCGACCTCATCGCCAGTTTGGAGCGGCTGCGGGCGCTCTTCGTCATGCAACGCGATCACTTCCTGGACCGCGTCCAGGCGGCGACCCGCGACATCGAGGAGACCGACGACAAGATGCTGCGCGTGCTCGAAGTCCAACGCGATCTCGCGGCCGAGGTCGAACGCAGGAAGGGAGTGGCCGAATGAGTGGCACCAGCAATATCACGCAGGAACGCGCGGCCCGGCGCTTCAGCCAGATTGCCACGCTCGAGCGGCAACTCGCGCTCAAGCTGGGCGACATTGCCCTCGCGAAGGCGCACGTCAAGGAACTGCAGGAAGAGGCCGACGGGTTGATGGGGCGGATGCGATCCGCCGCGCGGGACGCGGGCGAATTGCCGTTGTTTGATCTCGATGAGCAACCCTGATGAACCTCCCAGCCTTCGCGGGCGGCGGCGGGCATCGGGCGCGGGAAGCGACCTGGTGGCGCGGTAATCCTGCTGCGTTGAGAGGACGCCGCCGCCCGCGAGACGTCTCAGGCGTCTCAGGGGTCTCAGGGGTCTCGTAGGTCTCATGGGTATCAAGCCTGACCCGCGCACCGTGGCTGTCCGCCGCGACGAGCTCCACGCGCAGGGGCGCGTCGCCTACTGGCTGGTCGTGAGTTATCAGGACGGCCTGGACCTGCTCGCGGGGACGGTGCCGGCCGCCGTGCGCCCGCAGTTGCTCGCGACGCTCAAACGGGCGCGCGCCGAGTCGGCCGCCGAGTACGCCGCGCGCGTGAGTGAAGCCAAGGATCGACGGTGAGCGAGCGTGTGCCGCAGCCGACCGATGTGCTGGTGAAGCGCTTGCGCCGCGTGGCGAAGTGGCACGACGAGGAAGCGTTGGCGACCGACTGCGACGATCTGAAAGCCCGCGCGGCCGCCCGGGCGAATACGTGCTGGCAGGCCGCCGCCCGCCTGGAAGAAGTCGTAGCGCAATGCCAGCGCATGGACGCGGCGCTGCTGAGTGTCGACGAGATCCGCGGCATTCTCAGGAAGCTCGAGGAGTGACGTGAAAGCCCTGACCCCGAAACAACAGCGGTTCGTCGCGGAGTATCTCGTGGATTTGAACGCCACGCAGGCCGCGATCCGCTGCGGCTACAGCCCGAAAGCCGCCAAAGAGCAGGGCTATCGCCTGCTCACAAATGCTCACATCCAGGCCGTCATCCAGCGGCAGCAGGCGCAGAAAGTCGAAAAGGCGGGGTTGACCGCCGATCGCGTCCTCGAGGAATACCGCCGGCTCGGCTTCTCGAACGTCCAAGACCTGCTCGACGCGCACGGAAATCTGCGCCCGATTCACGAGTTGCCGGCCGAGGTCGCGGCGTCGATTGCGAGCCTTGAAGTCATCATGAAGAACGCGACGGCCGGCGACGGCAAGGTCGACCGCGTGCTCAAGGTCAAGTTCTGGGACAAGACGCGGGCGCTCAACGACCTGGCGCGGCACTTCGCGCTCTTGGTCGATCGGATCGAGGTCAGCGGTGAAGTGACGCTCGGGGAGAAGATTGCGGCGGCGCGGCAGCGGGGCGCGCAGCTCCTGGCGGAACGCAACAGCGCGGGATCGAGATGAGCGCGGCGCCGGCTCCCTTCCTGCTCTGCGTCGACCGCCTCGATCGCGCTGATGCGCGCGTCTGGGCCGTCGTCTGGCGCGGGCGGTGGCGCGTGGCGACGGCGGTGCATGTGGCGGTGCCGGTCCAGACGGTGTTCAAGGGCGTGCGCGCGTGTCAGCCGAAAGCGTATCTGACGGGCGTGGGCGTCGTGCGGCGCGCGAAACAGGCGCTCTGGATTACCCCGACGTAGGCAGGACCAGCATGGCCGAGGTCCCCCGCTGGACGCAGAATCGCACGCGCTGCCGGCACTGCGGGGTGCGGTGGGGCCAGTCGCCGCTGTGGCTCTGCCGCCAGTGTGATCGGGTGCTCGGCAGCTACGTCCCGCAGACGCCGACGACGCGGCACTGCCGGCGCTGCGGGGCGGCGGCGGACACCCGCGAGAGTCTGTGTTCCGCGTGCTGGCAGGCGCTGGCCGACGAGGTGGCGGCGGCGTGTGCGGCGCGCGAGGCCGCCGCCGTGCCGCCGCGACAGGAGCGGGTGATTCGCGGGCGGACCTATGTCGTGGTGTGGGACGGGACGAAATGATCACGCAGTGGTTTGCGCGTGTGCTGACGGATGCGGAACGGACAGAATTGATCCTATTGGCTGGAACTCGCCGTGGCGGGCAAGTCATTACTCGAGGGACCGAGGTTATTGGCGCGGTGATGGATGCGCGTGAATGGAAGGATTGGCGGAAGGCCCATCCGCGTCTGACGTTGTCCGACCGAACTGGGAAGCGATGACCGCCACGCAGACCGACGAAGAGGCGCTGCAGGATCTCGTCGCGTCCTGCTACGCCGACCCGCTCGCCTTCGTCCTGCAGTGCTTTCCGTGGGGTGAGCCGGCCACGCCGCTCGCCGACGAACCCGGCCCCGACGCCATCCAGCGCGAGTTTCTCGAATCGCTCGGCGCCGAGATTCGCGCCCGTGGGTTCAATGGGCACGACGCTGTGCTGCCGATCCGCATGGCGGAAAGCAGCGGTCACGGTACCGGCAAGAGCAGCCTTGGCGGGATGCTCGCGGCGTTCATTCTCTCGACGCGGCCGGACAGCATCGGCACCGTGACGGCCGGGACGAATACGCAGCTCAAAGAGCGCACCTGGGCGGCGATCTGCGCGTGGCTCGGGCGCTGCCTCACCGCGCACTGGTTCCACATCCAGGCCACCGGCATCTACTCCGTCTGGCGGCCGGCGTCGTGGAAGGTGATCCCGCAAACCTGCCGGCCCGAGAACGCGCAATCCTTCGCCGGACAGCACGCGAAAACCTCGACGTCGTGGTACCTCTTCGATGAAGCGAGCGAGGTGGACGATCGCATCTGGACGACGGCGGACCCCGGGGGCTTGACCGATGGCGAGCCGATGTTTTTCGCGTGGGGGCAGCTGGTGCGGAACACGGGGTACTTCTACCGCGTGTGCCAAGGCGACGTCGCCGGGCGCTGGAACCATCGGCGCGTCGATGCCCGGCTGTCGCGGTTCACCAACAAGGCGCTGCTTGACCAGATTCTGCAGGACTACGGCGAGGACAGCGATACGTGGCGGGTGCGCGTGCTGGGCCTGCCGCCCCGCGCGTCCGAGCTGCAATACATCGACACGCTGCGGGTGCAGGCGGCGCGCAAGCGGTCGTTCAAGGCGGCGGACGATGAACCGCTCGTGGCCGGGTTCGATGTCAGCGGCGGCGGCAAGGCGTGGAACGTGATCCGGTTTCGGCGCGGGCTGGACGGCAACCCGCGGGCGCCGATTCGGATTCCCGGCGAGAGCGACCCGGATCGGTCGCAGCGGATCGGGGTCTGCGCGGAGCTCCTGAGCGACCGGCGGCCGGGGCACCAGCTCGCGGCGCTGTTTGTCGATAGCGCGTTCGGCTCGCCGATCGTGGTGCGGCTCCAGGCGCTCGGCTACGACAACGTCTACGAGGTGAACTTCGGCGGCGCCTCGCCGGATGCGCATTTCGAGAACATGCGCGCTTATATGTACGGACGTGCGAAAGAGTGGTTGTTACTCGGGACGTTACCGGACGAGGACACGCTCTGTGATCAGCTCTGCGTGCCGGGGTTCCACATCAACCGGCGGGGGCGCGTGGTCATCGAGAGCAAGGAGTCGCTGCAGAAGCGGGGCGAGGCGTCGCCGGACGACGCGGACGCCTTTGTGTTGACGTGGGCGCAGGCGGTGGCGCCGCCGCGGCCGACGGTCGAGGTGCGCCGGCAGGCGCGGCCGGTGAGCAGTACGTGGGGGTGAGGGCTGTGACACGATGCGGGTGCTCGCCGGCAACGGCGACAATCCCGCAGAAGGAGCATGACGATGGTGGGCGCCCGATTACTGCTGCTGGTCTTCGGCTTCGTGTGCTTCGTGCTGTCGGCGCTCGGCGTGCCGAACCCGCCGCGGGTCAACCTGCAAAGCGCGGGGCTCGCGTTTTGGATCGCGACGCTGTTCCTCGTGTGACGTGGCTGCGGCTTATCGCAGTCGGAGGCGTGTGGGGCGTAGCCGCTGCTCGCTCCGCATGACGTGGAGGATGATGACCCGCGGCTCCTCGACGCGATAGAAGACCCGGCAGGGCGGCTCCACGATCTGCCGATACCGGCGGCCGGGGAGCTCCGGCGGCACGGACCCACTGAGGGGAAATCGCTCCAATTGGTCCACGTGCGCGTGCACGCGCGCCACCAGAGCGGCCGCGGCCGCAGGGGCCTCGAGCGCGATGTAGTCGGCGATAGTCTCGAGGTCGGCGTCCGCAGCGCGGGTCCAGACTATTTCTGCCAACGAGCGATCCGTTTCTGCATCCGTTTCTTCACCGCCGCATGGGACAGGACGCGGCCCTCCGCGTAGTCGCGCTCCCCGCGGGCGATGCCTTCCAGGATCGCCATCCGCCGCTGGAGCG